ATAGTTCCTTTGAAATTAGTAGTTTTAAATATCATTGAGAAAACTATTAAAATTGAACCTACTAATCCTATTAACTCTAATCTATTCATTTACTTCCACTTCTTTTTCTGCTTCGTATTTCTTAATCTTTTTAGCTAAATATGCAGTTAATGGTGAAATAATTAATTCATATAATGTCTTAATAAATGCTTGAATTCCAATAATTGCTACTAATTGCCAGAAACTTGTAATAGTAGTTCCCATTTGTTTTGTGAATAAATATAATAGAGGAATAAATATAATACTATCTATTAATTCACCTGCTAAAGAACTTCCAACTGCTCTTAAAACAAACTTTTTAGAATTATCATTTTCTTTATGTTTCTTTCTAAAGGCTTCAAATACTAAATCATCAACCCAAGAACCAATAGTAAATGCTAATAATGAAGCAATTAAAATACCTAATGAACCTAAATTAGAACTACCTTTTAAGAAATCTAATCCCATACCTGCAACTAAACCATCTGAAACTATATTTTCATAATAATAGTTTGCACCTGGAATTAAAATACCTAAACATACGAATAAGATTAAGAATATATTCATAATAAATCCTAACCAAGTAACTCTTCTTGAGGCACTAAAACCATAACATTCAGACATTAAATCTGATACAATATAAGTAATAGGGAATAATAACACACCACAAGTTAAAACTAGAGGTGCACCTTTGATTGACCAACCAAAGATACTAAATGATTTACCTGCAAGAATATTTGAGGTAATTAAAGCTACTGTAGATAAAACAGTTAATACAATAAATAGAACAGAACCTTTTTTCATTGGTTCATCGCCCCAGAATAGGGACTTAATTTTACTACCAAACTTTTTCATATTTGATTTTCTCCTTTAATTTAAATAATTTTTATAGTAGTTCATCTTAATTAAGTTGTTATAAAGTTCTGGATTGTCTTTTTCAAGTGCTTGCAATGCTAACTTCATATTTTCTTTAACATCAATACAAGTTGCACATTCACCACATTCTTCAACTTCACCA